TGGCAGAACAGCAGCGCCAATTCCAACACTACCTACAGACTGAGCAAGCGGAACTTAGCGGAAACCTGGAAAAGCGGGGGGTTCAATGGACACCCGAGGAAAGGTCGAAGCTGAGCGATTTCCTCATGACCCGTTACGGGTTTAGTGCTGACGATGTAGGTCAGGTTTATAACCACAGGCTCGTTCTCCTGGCGCTAGATGCCATGCAGAACACCCAAAAGGTGCAAGAGTCTGAGGCCAAGGCCAAACAGGTGAAGGAAAAGGTAGCGCAGATGCCGAGGGTAACACCTCCCGGTAAAGCTCAGGGCAAGGTTCAAGTTCAAGCCAAGGTATTGGCTGGCTTGAAAGGAAAGCTCAAGCAAACCGGAAAGCTCAAAGACGCTGCGGCGCTAATCGAACGATTGTATTAAACCTCATTCTCGGGAGAGAACATCATGACGCAATTGACCAACACGCATGACCGCGTGGATTTGGGCGCGACCGGACAAAACGTCCGCGAGCAACTTTCGGATATCGTGTCGAGCATTTCGCCCACGGAAACCCCGTTCCTTTCCAACGTCGGGAAGATGACCGCCAAGAACAGCTATGTTGAATGGCTGGGTGACGAACTGGCGGCAGCGACTTCCAATAAGCAGATCGACGGTGACGAGTTCGCCGGCACTGCACTCGGCAGCGCTGAGCGTTTCGGCAACTACTGCCAGATTAGCTGGAAGGTAGCCGTAGTGTCTCGCCGTGCTGACCAACTGACGAAGGCTGGCCGCAAGTCTGAAGTTGCGTACCAGATGGCGAAGCTGGGCAAGGAACTGAAGCGCACGAAGGAGTATGTGCTGACTGGCGGCGTAGGCCACCAGCGTTCGTATGTTGGCACTGCTACCGCAGCGCCGACTACTGCGGGTCTTCTGGAGTGGATCATCACCAACGATGACCGTGGATCGGGTGGTTCTACCGCTGTTCTGTCGGGTGGTACGGACGTTTACGGCACGCCTACTGGCGTAGCTGCGGACGCAGCAGCCAGCAACATGCAGGCAATCAGCGAAGGGGATCTCCTGACGCTGGTGAAGGACTGCTATGTAGCCGGGGGCACCCCAACGATGCTCATGTGCTCGCCTACTGCCAAGCAGAAGATTACGGGCTACATGTTCTCGTCTACCGCTGCCCGCGTTGCTACGCAGTTCCAAGACCAGGGCCGTAGTCCTAACCAGGGTGGTGCCACCATGCTGGGGTCTGTGGGCGTGTGGGTAACGGACTTCGGTGCGCTTGACCTTGTGCCTAACAGGTTCCAGCGTGACCGGGATGTCTTCATCCTTGACCCGGAAACGTGGGAAGTTGGCTACATCGACGATATGAAAGTCGTTGACCTTGCCAAAACCCACGACTCTGAGCGTAAGGCAATCCTCTCGGATTACACCCTTATCGCTAAGGCCCAAAAAGCTAATGCAATCCTGGCTGATGCCAAGGTCGCAACGGCGATGGTAGCGTAACTTGCGGGGGGCTTCGGCCCCCCCTTTATTCTCTGGTTAACCGTAAGGAACCAACATGGCTTTCATTAAGATTATCTCGCTGCCCGGTGGAAACGGGGCAACGTGTACGAAGTATTACTACAGGGACGGCCCTCGAGATATCCAACGGAACTGGATTGGCATCCGTGAGATTGCCGAGGTTCCAGACTCCGAGTTGGCAGGCCACTTGAAAACCGGGAAGGTGGTTCAAGCAAGCCCACAAGAATGGGCGGAATTCAACGCTCCCAAAGACGCACCGGCTGAAGCTCCCGCACCCCGTCGCGGACGCCCGCCGAAGGCTGATGATGACCTCGCTGGGATTCTCGCGGCACAACGATGAAGCGACTAGACCTGGGACAGAACGCCAACGGCACCCGTTCTGAAATATACGTTGGGGACAACGAGATTGTCACCCGTGATATTCAGGACGTAAGCGGAATCCTTGCCAACAATGCGCAGGCAAGGAATAGCTCCGGTAAGGCGATGGGCAAGAATGGGTATCTCGCCGCTGAGATACCCATCACCATCTATCACGAATGGCGCAAAGACTGGCGTAAGAACCACTCCGATAAATGGGAGTGGAAGACCTATTTAGCTCAGAAGTTGAATAGCAAAGACTGGCTGAAACTTCGCACCAATGAGTCGAGGATATGACGACATACGCCACGCTGAAAAGCGACATTGCCGGATGGTTACTCAGGGATGATTTGACCGCTGCTATCCCGTCATTTGTCCGTTTGGCTGAAGCGTCTATCCGTAGGGATTTGAGAATCCGGCAGATGCTCAGGACGTACACCCTGACGCTCTCCGCGCAGTCCCAACAGCTACCCGAGGATTTCATGGAAATGGAGCGGATCATTCTCGACTCCACAGTCTGGAACCTCTCCTACCTCCCGCCTCCCGCGCTGTTCTCCAATCCCGCGTATACGGATGGGGGCAACCCCATGTATTACACCATCGAAGGGGACTACCTGATTACCGCCCCCGATGCGACGGGCAGCGACGTAATGCTGTGCTATTACAAGGCGTATTCATCACTGACAAACGACTCAGATACGAATTGGCTCCTGACGAATGCTTATGACGTGTACCTCTATGGCTCCCTGTCTCACGCCGCTCCGTACATCAAAGAGGACGGCAGGGTAGCGCTGTGGAACGCGGGCTATATGGATGCGGTAAGCAAGCTGAACAGGTCAGAGCGTAGAAGCGCATTCGCTGGCGCTCCCCTGGCTATCCAAACGGTTTCCGGCCCATGATCGTTCCGTTTGGCGAGTGGACTCCGGATATTGATTCGGTCACGGCGAAGGGTCTGACGGTTGCCAAGAACTGTGTCCCCAGTCCCGATGGGTATGAACAGCTAAGATCCTTAGAGAGCGTTACAGGCGCTCTCACGGGGGCATGTTTGGGAGCGGCTTGGTTTGCCGACTCCGCAGGCACTACCAGGGTGTTCGCTGGGGACGCTACCAAGCTGTACCAGTTGAGTTCGACCACCTGGACGGATGAGTCCAAGGGGGGAGGGTATACCGGCGCGACCAATTGGGAGTTCGCGCAATTCGGCAATCGAATCATAGCGACGGACTACGCCAACCCCGTCCAGTATTTCGATATGCCGACTACCAGCACGGTATTCGCAGACCTCGCAGGAAGCCCTCCCAAGGCTCGGAGAATCGCCGTAGTGGGCGATTTCGTCATGGTGGGGGACATCAACGACGGGACGGATAAGCCCAACTGGATAGCATGGTCGGGTTTCAACGCTTCAGACCTGTGGACGCCCTCCCTTGCTACGCAATCGGACAAGCAAGAGTTGTTCTCAGGGGGTAGCGTTCAAAAGATTATTGGGGGTGCCGGTTCGCAAGCGGTCATCTTCCAGGAAAGAGCAATCAAGGTTGCCACTTACGAAGGCCCGCCCAGAATCTTCCGGATTGACGAAGTAGAACAATCGGGAACCCCTGCACCTAATTCTGTCTGTGTCTCAGGTAGCAAGATTGCGTACTACGGGTGGGATGGATTCGCCATCTTCACCCTTGGCGGTGGTTCGCAGGTTATCTCGGATAACAAGGTAACGAAGTGGCTACAGGCCAACTGTCCCGACGTGCAAACCATGCGGGGGGTGTCTGACCGGGAAGCCCAACGGTTCATCTGGTCATTCTCGACGGGTGGCTCGACTCACGACCGGGTGATTATCTATGACTGGTCACTTGGCCGGTGGTCATACGGTGAAGCCAATACGGAAATTCTGTTTGAGTTCTCCACTCCCGGTTACACGATAGACAACATAGATTCACTGGTTCCCGACATTGATTCGGGCACGGTTTCGTTTGACTCAAGAATCTGGCTGGGCGGCGCTATCAGTGTCGGCGCTTTTGATGCTTCCCACAAAGCCGCAACGTTTTCCGGTACACCACTGACTGCGGTGTTTGAGACTGGCGAGTTAATGGGCGATACCAGGTTGTTCATCAACAAACTCCGTCCGTTGGTTACTGGTTACGGGTCAATGACCGCACAAGTGGCCTCTAGGTCAACCCTGGCGTCACAATCCAGCTTCGGCACTGAATCAACGCTGAATTCTTCCGGTGAATTCACTCTCAGGGCCAATGCCCGCTGGCACAAATTCCGCCTCACGGTATCGGGTGGATTCACCCGAGCCACGGGGCTAGACGTTAACGCTGTTCAAGAAGGAAACCGCTAATGGCAACTGCCCAAACTCTTGCCCCGCCCATGAGGACGTCGGCTGTCCAAGCGGATATCGTTGGGCCAGCGAACATGCAGACGCTTCCAAGCGACCCCTACAACATGCTCGCCCAATTCGGTGGGCTGGGGTATCAGCCTGCGGCGTTTGATCCTACGGGGAACAATGCCGGGTACTACGGCAACGCGACTTTTATCCGCTCTCCGCTGATGCAACGCTATCTTCAGCCCACCGCGATGAATACGGGGGCGTGGGTAACGAACGGGCTTCAGAATGCTATGCCGGGGTGGAATGCGGTTTCCAACCCTGGGCAGAACCCCTATTACACGGCCTCACAAACTCCCGCCCCGCTGTTCCCCACTAACACGGGGTTTGGCCTGCCTACGAATCCGGCCGACCTTCCTGGGGTGAACGGGAATCCGTATACCTCCATGTGGAACCAGCAAATAGGCGCACAACAGGCACAACAACAGGCGCAACAGCCGCAGGGGCAAATGGGGCAGCCTCAGCCCTCCATGCCATCCGGACAATTCTCGCCAAACATGCAGGCGGCCATGCAGCAGGGCGCACAAGCGGCCCCTGGGTATACGACTACTTCTATGAGCGAAGCCCTCTCAGGCCAGTACAACCCCGCCAGCGCATCGGCTCAAAGTCAGGTGTCGCAGGACTGGCTTTCCAAGCTTCTCGGCTCGGGGAATGCCTACGCCAACGGCGCGACGATGGGCGGAAGTGCGGGGCAGTTGGAAAAGAACTGGCAGGAAATGATGCAGAACATCGCCGCCAGAAAAGCGGCGGGCGGGTTTAAGCAGGGGCGTAGTCCTAGCACGCAGCCTCCGCCAAGTCTTAGGGATAGGGCGGCATCGCAACGCATTCAAGCCCAGCGCGGGCTTTTGGGTTAAAGGGGGAGTTATGGGATTCAGTTTAGGCGATGCGTTCGGGTCAATTTTTGGTGGCGGCGGCGGAAGCGAACAGCGGGACAGCACAACCGAGCCGTGGAAGGAAATCCAGCCCTATCTGCTGGATGCATACAAGCAATCTCAAAACCTGTACCAATCGGGCGGGCCAGAGTATTACCCGAACGCGACCTACACCCAGTTCTCACCGCAAACCCAAATGGCAATGCAATTGGGAGAGAACCGGGCGCTATTTGGCTCGCAGTTTGACCCTGCGGCTGGAAACGTCGCTATGTCTGGCATGTCGGGGAACAGTCCCTACAACCAGGCGGCGATGGATTCCCTGTGGGGCTCTCAGCTTGGCATGGCAGGGCTTTCCCCCACTGTGCAGGGACAATTCCTCAATTCAAATCCGTATCTCGACAACATGTTTAACGCCGCCTCACGTTCGGTAGGGCAGCAGTATTCCAGCACTGTCATGCCGGGGATAAACGCCACTTTCGGATCTGGCGGGAGGACGGGGAGCAACGCGCATCAAACGGCGCTGGATACCGCGAACCAGTCGTATACGAACAACCTAACTGATATGGCATCGAACATCTACGGCAACAACTACGCTAACGAACGGACGAACCAGTTGAATGCCGCGAATCAGTACGCAAACCTGGGCCAGAACCTCGCACAGCAATACTCGAATCTGGGTGGGGCGCAATTCAACCAGCAATTGGCCGGTGCGAATCTCGGGATGCAGTTGGGGCAACAGGACTGGAACAACATTGACCGGCTTGGGTATATCGGGCAGCAAGTTGAGGGGCAGGGTCAGAAAGTGCTTGATGACTACATGAGCCGCTTTAACTACTACCAGAACCGTCCCGAACAAAACCTGCAAAACTATATTGGTTTCTTGAATGGGAACCCCGGCTCAAACGCTTCGCAAACGAATGTCGATACCGAAAACGGCTCGCAGACGATGGATTTTGCCAAGTCACTGGCAACAGCGTTTTTCCTGTCGGACGCTCGTTTGAAGTCGAATGTTCGCAAAGTCGGCTCGGTTAATGGGTTCAACTGGTATTCGTGGACTTGGAACGCAATAGCTAACGCTATGGGCTTGTCCGGTGATTCCCAAGGGGTGATTGCTCAAGAGGTGGAAGCCATTGCGCCTAATCTGATTGGCGAGATTGGCGGGTACAAATCCGTTAATTACGGGGGGATCATCTAATGGCGGGCCTGTTGGGCGGGGCGATGAGCGGGCTTGGTGGGTTGCTTGGCAGCCCCCGAACGAAAGATGCATTGCTGGCATCTTTCGCGGCAGGGGGGAATCCTGCCATGACGGCAGGGCTTGTTACCCGCAAGCAGGAGCGCGAGGCAGAGGCAGAGCGCGCCCGGCAAATGGAGGAATACCGCCAACTCCAGATGGCCGAAGCCCGCAGGCAGGCCGAAGAAGCCCAAAAGCGTCAGGCGCAGGAAATCATTGCCCGCACAACCCTACAGCACTTCAGCGAAAACCCCAATGCCATAGCCTTTGGTGGGCCGCAGGGTAATCCGCAAACCCAACTTGCAGGATTGCTGTCCCGTGGCGTTGACCCTTCGGCGGCGGGGGGGCTTATCTCGGCTGGAAGTGGCGCAGAACTGCCTGCCGATGCCAGATTGTGGGAGTGGGCCAAAGGGCACCCGGATAGAGAGGCGTTCATTCAGCGCAACGGCCAAACCCAACTGCCCGCCAATATCCAAGAGTGGCAGCAATATCAGGGAATGACTCCGGAACAGCAGGCCGCTTACTTGAACATGAAGCGTTCGGGTTACGGGTATGACGTTGGCGGGGTGCCTCAGTATAGAGGCGCAGGCGGCGAAGTTACCCCGTTGGCTACTCCGGAACAGGTTGCGGCGAATCGTGGGCAACAGTCTGCGGCGCAGGCGGCTGGAACGGAAACCGGGAAGGCCGATGCCCTCGCAGTAATTGACTTGCCGAAGATTGAATCTAGCTCCGCCTACATGGGCAACTTGCTTGATGAACTGAAGTCTCACCCCGGAAAGGGCTATGCGGTTGGAGCTTCGTCCGTTGCCCCCATCCTTCCGGGGACGCCTGCGGCTGGCTTTATGTCTCGCCTGAGCCAAATCAAGGGAGGCCAATTCCTGAAAGCATACGAACAGCTTAAGGGCGCTGGCACTATCACTGAGATTGAAGGGCTTAAGGCGGAACAGGCTATTGCGCGTATGGAGCGTGCGCAATCTGAGCCTGACTTTGACGCGGCAGTTGATGACTTTAAAGGCGTCATTATGCGGGCAGCAGAATCGGCGCGGGCAAGGGCAAAAGGGGTTACATCAATCGTCCCCGGCTCATCGCAGGCCCAAGGCGGGAAGCCTGCGCGACTGGTCTATGACCCTGTTACGGGGACTGTTAAATGATTGTAGAAGTTGGCAATCAGGAAATAGAGTTTCCGGATTCGATGAGCGTTGAGGAAGTGCAGGCGGCAATGCGTCGGCTGATGCCTCCCAAGGCCAAAGACGCCGGGACTAACCCTGCGACAGAATACGGCGGGCTTCCCCTTCGTCCGTTTGGGCTGGATACCGGGCTAACCATGCCGGAAGGCGTATCCCGCGTGATGGCTGGCGCGGGGGCGGGGCTGGCTAACCTTGCCCGCGGCGCTGGGCAGACGCTCGGCGTTGTTGATACACAAAACATCAGGGATGCGGATCAACGTGACGCCCCGTTGATGGATACCGCAGGGGGAATTACCGGGAACATTCTCGGCACGGTTGCGGGTCTTGTCCCGGCTGCGTTCATTCCTGGCGCTAACACGCTTGCTGGTGCTTCGGCTATTGGCGCTGGAACTGGCCTTATGGCTCCAGTCACAGACGATAACGTAGCCCTTGGGAAGCTCCGCAGCGCCGCAGTAGGCGGGCTTTTGGGCGGTGGAACCATTGCAGCAGGCAGGGCGGCTCACGGGGCTTACAGCGGGCTTAAGGGGCTTGTGGAGCCTTTCACCAGCAGAGGGCAGTCCGCTATTGTCGGGAGGGCGCTGAATCGCTTTGCCACGAACGCGGATGATGTAGCGAACGCTGCAAGCAATGCACGGGCAACGGTTCCGGGTTATTCACCGACCCTCGCGGAAGTGGTGCAAGACCCAGGCATATCCACATTGCAACGTGGGCTGATGAATACCCCGGAGGCCGCCGCGCAGATTGGCGCGGTGGAACAATCGAATGCTGTTGCTCTGAAAAACGCTATAGGGCTGTTGGGCGGTAGTGACAAAGCTATGGGGGCAGCGCAGGCTGCGAGGACTAAGGCGGCTAACCCGCTATACAACGCCGCTAGGCAGTCTACAAGCCTCGCAGACCCATCCAGGACGGTTAGCCTTATCGACCGCATCACAAAAGCTAACCCGGCTAACAAGGCTCTTGTAACGCCGCTCAATGAGATACGGGAAACCCTGTTTGAATCGTACCCGCTTCAGCAAAGAGGGGCGGATGCTTGGAAGGCGCTTAACGATGTTCTGAGCGGCCCCTATGCCAAGCGGCAGGGTAGCGTAGCCATCAAGGAAGCCCGCACCGTCATGGATCGCGTCCGCAAGGGGGCGATTACGGCAGATGAGGCGCTGGAGCAACTGAAGCCGGTTGCTAAGAAACTGTCCGGAGTCCGTAATCAGACCTTCGCGGATGCGCTGGACTTGGCAAAGCAGCACATCAAGACTCCGGATTATGTGCTTCGGCAGAATCCGCAACACCTTATGTCTGCGGTTGACAACATCAAGGCGCTGCTAGGGAAGCAGGAAAACGCCTTTGTTAAGCGTGAGTTGACCACGATTAAGAAGTCTCTTACCAATCAACTGTCCAAGGCCGCCCCAGAGTTCAAGCAGGCTGAGCGCACGTTTGCGCAAATGTCGCAGCCTATCAATCAAATGCAGGTAGGTGGTTTGCTTTCTAACAAGCTGTCTCCCGCGTTGGATGATTTTGCCCAGGGCGGCGGGTTGAACGCTAACGCCTTCGCTAGTGCTTTGAGGGACACGAAGCAACTGGTCAAGAATGCCACGGGGCTGAAGAACAAGGATATTGGCGACGTTCTCACGCCGGAACAGATGGCGACCATCAAAAACGTGGGCACGACACTGGCGCGTAGGTCTAACGCCAACAATCTCGCCCGTCCTACGGGGACGAACACGGCGCAGAACCTTGCCTCTGAAAACCTGATGCGTCAGATATCCGGCCCGCTCGGCCTGCCTAACTCGTTTATGGATGCGAAGGTATGTCCCACCGTGCTAAGGCCGTTCAATGCCGCCCTGAGAGGGCAGGAGCCTGCCATTAATCAGAAGATGGCGGAAGCGGTCACCAACCCGCAACTAGCGGCGCAGTTGATGCGGGCAGGGGTTCCGAAAGAAAAGATAGGGCCGCTGATTCAGCAGATGGCGCGTTACGGGGCGATGCCTGGACTGCTGTCAGTCAATGTTACGCAGCAATAGCCGTTTCAACCGTCCTTCGCGCATGTACTTTTCACAGGCTCGACGGCACGGATACAGCACGGTGATAGCCAATGCCAGAAGGGCAAAGGGCTTGACCACAATGGCGATTTGCCACGGCTCAAACTGACGCAGGAAATCCATCATGTTCGCCTCCGGCTCTCAATTGGCCCAATCGCGGCCAGCGAATACTAGCACGGCCACAGCCTACACGGCGAAGAAGCAAACCGAGGTTACGCGATTCGTTATCTGCAATACCACGGGAACAGCATCTACATTTTCCCTGTACCACGATGACGATGGTAGTACCTACGACCAGACCACGGCTCTAGTCTATTCAGCATCAATTGCTGCTAACACCACGCAATTCATAGACTTTTTCGGGACTGGTAGCGGAATCTTCGTGACAGCAAATGGAACGATAGGGATTCAATCGGGCACCTCTAGTGCTCTTACATTCTCAATTTACGGAGTGCTTGCGGCATGAGTGAAGTTCAATCCTGGTCAGGGACGGCGGCAAGCAACAATTCGGCTAGTCCGGATGGGTGGCCTGAATCTATGGCCCCTAGTGGGATTAACAACTCCGCACGGGAGAACATGGCCGCTATTGCCCGATGGTTCAAAGACGGTAACGGTTCTTTGACGTCCGGGGGGTCTAATAACGCTTATACCCTGAGTCCTAACAGGACGATTTCAGCGTATGCGGCTGGCGTCGATTTCCTGTTTACCGCGAACCACGCGAATACCGGCGCGGCTACGCTTAACGTATC